TTTTATAAAGAATAGATTATGAAAATCATATTAATAATATTGGTATGGGAATTAGTAAAGGAAATTATTGCTAGAATAATAAAAAGTCAATTATGAAGTATATAAAATTCTTTATTATTAGCATCCCGATAGCTTGTTTAATATATGTAATTGTATTATCTTTATGCAAAATCAAGACACTATGTGGAAGAAAATAAACGTATGGCAATATCAGCAGATATACAATGTATATAGTTCTAAGGATAAATACTTAACTGAAATCGAAATTGATTCTAAGCTAGTATCGATAGTTAATAACTTAACCGATACACAGGTAGATAGTTTGCCATTAAAGGAGTTTATGGAATTAAAGAAAATCCTTGAATTCCTAAATCAGCCGATTGAAGGCAAGCCTGTTAAGTATATCAAGATTAACAAAACTAAGAGATATAAAATAAACTACGACGTTAGCAAGATGCCATTTGCTAGATATATTGAAAGCAAGGTATTTAGTGAGGACTTGTATAATAACTTACACAAGTTAGCAGCTACTATGGTTATCCCACAAAAAAGGATATTGGGTATTTGGTTCAAACAAAAGTACGATGCTAGTAAGCATCAGGAGTATTCAGACGATATGCTAACCGCTAGATTTATAGACGTTTATCATTCGTTGGTTTTTTTTTATCAAATATACAGAAATTGGATAGAAGTTTCACAGGATTATATGGTGAACAAAATGATGCAAACAGGGATGACACAGGAAAAAGCGAAAGAGGCGGTTCAAAGTTTATGCAATACTTTGGATGGCAGTATTCAACCAAACTTGTTGCCGAATACGAAAATTGCACAGTTACGGAAGCGTATGAACTTAGCACAATCGAATGTTTAAATATACTTTCATACCTAAAGGCTAAGAGTGATTATGATAAGGAACAAATAAAGAAGGTTAAGTAAATAGTGGTTTTTTGGTTTTCTGACCCCTGCCCTAAAACGGTGGGGGTTAGTTATTTTTATATCTTTGCTCTATTTATTAGTATGAGTATTAGCAAAGCACAGGCGATAGCATTAGGGGACGGCTTCTTAAATACATTAGGGGAACGCCCTATGAAGGAAGGGGATATGCCTGTTATCGAGAAACTGCTTAGGGATTTTGGTGCTGACTTTATAACTACTGCCCAAGAGAATTTAAGAAAAAACAAGTCGATTGCTTCAGGGGATATTAACGATATTAAAGTACAGTTCACTAAATTCAATACTAATTACACATTGTCATTGGGGTACCCTAAAAGTGAACCTGCTTCTAAATATTGGGACTTTGTAAATAAAGGGGTTAAGGGAACTAAGAATATTAAAGCAGACGGTAAAACCCCGTATAAATTCAATCCGGCTAAAAAGGCTATCCCAATATCAGCCGTTCAAAAATGGCTAGGATATAATAAACTAAAGGTAACGGCAGTAAAGAAATATACTAAGCTAGGGGTTGAACAAAAGGCAATAGACGGTAAAAAGTCTTTGGCGTATATGGTAGCTAGGTCTATACATAGAAAGGGTATAAGGTCAACACATTATTTTGACAATGCCCAAAAAGAAACATTCGGTAAAAACTTTTACGAGGTTATGGAAGCAGCCTTAGGAAAAGATATTCAAATAAAAATTAGACAAATAGGAAAAGAAATAAAAGATGGCAATAACAATACAAAGTAGTCCGGCGCCTTATTCAAGTATGCACGACGACTTATGGTTCGTTTCTAGTTCAACCAATATCGGACAGACTTCGTTTAAATTCGTGTACGACGTATATGTAAACGGGTCGCAAGTAAGCAGAACTAAAGTATTCCCTGCTCCTTCAGGCGAAGGAAGCTATGGGGTATTTAATGCGTCACCAATGGTGCGTTCTTTTGTAACTAATTACTTTGAACCTTCAGGCAGTTCTATATTAGTAGCTTCTAACGATAAGATTAAAGTAGATAGCCAAATTAGAGTAGGGGAGGAATACGTTAGCGGTGGCAATTTAATAACAATCCCTAACGTGGCTTCAGGTGCTTTAGCTGCATACAATTATTACCCGCCTTTATTTGCGGATATATTATTTGTAAATAACAATACACCTTTAGTGCTATCAGATTATTACGATAACTTATTACTAGAAAACTTTACGGACGATTGGATTACCGAAAGGGATAATGATAGTATAACGATTGAATACGGTGATAATTTTTACGCTACTTATTTTAAAGTTACTGCCGGAACTTATAGTGCTTGGGTTGATGTCATTAATGAATCAGGTTCAGTTATTGATACCGTAAGCGGTGGAATTACCTTTAGCGGTGAAATGAACTTATTTAATTGTCAGGCAGGACATATAAATACTTTTGCAGGTAGAACATTGGTAACGGAAAACACCTTTGGATATAATGTTTATTTGAAAAGAGGGGTGGCGGTATCTAGGAAGCTACGATTTATTCAAAAGTGCTATCCTAAATACAAGCAATATAATTTACACTTCCTTAATAGACTTGGCGGTTGGGACACTATGAAATTCGCATTAGTTAACAGAAGGTCAACGGAATTACAAAGGGCGTCTTATAGAAGGAACGATTGGCAGTTATCAGGCAATACAATGTCAAATATAGATAGCTATAATAAGTACAATGAAACGACTTTAAACTACGCTATTCAGCATAAGGATAAGTTCCATTTGATTTCAGATTGGGTTAGCCAACAGGACTACGAATGGTTGGGTCAGTTGTTTGCGAGTACGATTGTTTATATGGAGGTGCAAGGTGCATATTTCCCTGTTACAATTAGTAGCACAAACTATGAGTATAAATTAGAAACAAGCGATAAGTTATTTAACTTTGAAATAGACATTGAAGTTGGTAAATATTTAACAAGTCAATTTAGATAATGATAAGTACGGAAATATATATTGAAGATAACAAGCTAGATTTATTGCAGGATATAAGTACGGAGTTTACTTACACAATAGACGACGTTACCGATTTTGGAACTAAAAATACTTCATTTAGTAAAACAATATCATTATCGGGAACCGCTAGGAATAACCAAATATTTGGGTTCGTGTTTGACATTGGCAACGCTAACGACTTCGATATAACTAAGCCTAACGTAAACTATAATTTCAACGCTAGTAAATCAGCTAAGTGCGTAATATATATTGATAAGGTTCAAATATTTAAAGGTACATTAAGGGTCTTAGAAATAGTTGTTGACAAAGAAACTATTGAATACCAATGTAGTGTATTTGGGGAATTAGGCGGTCTTATGAACGCAATCGGTAATAAGAAATTAGAGGACTTGGATTTTAGTGCTTACGACCACGTTTATAATACTACAAATATTACCGCAAGTTGGGACGCCACAAGAGGACAGGGATATTATTACCCATTGATTGATTACGGCAATGTGAGTACAAATAAAATAGATTTCCAATATACTGCATTTAGACCGGCAATTTATATTAAGGAATATATAGATAAAATATTCGCTAATATAGATTACACTTACGAATGTGATTTTTTTAATACAGATTATTTTAAGAGGCTAATTATTCCGCATAATCAAAAGCAGTTAACTAAGGTTACAAGCGATTTAAACAATGCAGTATTAACAAGTCCGCAAACAATAATAAGTACTTCATTTGTTAGATTTACAACTGTTACAGGTTCGGGATTGGTTCCTTCACTTGTGAATTCTCAATTTACATATACAGGAGCAGCAGCGTTTAATCTAAAGTTCGATTATACTTTTAATGGTACTTCAACTGCCGGAACATTTAGTATTGTTAAAAATGGGATTGATGTTTTTAGTGAATTTTTTACCGGCGGTCTTTTTATTGCCGGAAGTTTTGAGGTATTAATGGAGCAGAACGACTATATACGTTTTAGGTTTTCAAACGACGCTGAAAATAAAGACGACGACCCCGTTATAGTTACCGACGCTGAAGTTAGTTTTAATTCTATTTCCTCAATTCCTGTTCCGTTATCAATAGGGGATAATCTAAATATGAATGATTGTATTCCTAAAGGTATATTTCAAAGGGATTTATTTTTAAGCATTTGTAAAATGTTTAACCTATATGTTTACGACGACAGATATAACGGGAATAATATTATTATAAAGCCTTATATTGATTTTTATGATATTGATAGTTCACAAGCGAATGATTGGTCAAATAAAATAGATAGGTCAAAGCCTTTGAGCATTAAGCCTATGAGTGAATTAAATGCAAGGTATTATAATTATAAATTTAAAGAAGATAGCGATTTTTACAATGAGAACTATAAAAAGAAATATTCGGAATCTTACGGTGACAGGCTATATGATAGCTCATTTGATTTTAGTAAAGATACGGAAACTGTTGATGTAATATTTGCACCTTCAGTTCTGTATAAAGCGATTGGAACCGACAAAGTATATCCGGCTATTTATAAAAAATCTAATGCAAATAGTGCGGAAGATAATATGGATAGCGTTATTAGAATAATGCAAGTAAAGAAAATATCTTCCGTTACTTCGTGGGCTATTAAGAATTTATCAAGTACGTTAGTTACGTTGACCTCATACGGATATGCCGGACATTTAGACGACCCTGAAAACCCACAGAATGATATTAACTTTGGCGCAACTAAGGAAATATTTTATAGCTCAAATAATTTTACTGGCAACAATGTATTCAATGTATTCCATAAAATATATATGGACGAAATAACGGATAAGAATAGTAAGCTATTAACCTGTTCGGCTTTATTAAATACAATAGATATATTTAATTTAGACTTCAGTAAATACGTTTGGATTGACGGAGTACTATTTAGATTGAATAAGGTTGAGGGTTACAACCCAATGGAATATAACACGACGAAAATAAGTTTATTAAAAGTAATTGAAACAACATACTAATGGCAGAAAATTTAAATTTAAATGTAAACGTAGATACTTCAGGTGCCTCGAATTCGGTAGGTTCACTTAAGAAACAACTTAGGGAAGCACAAGCGGAAGTAACGGCATTAGCTGATAAATTCGGTGCGACCTCAAAGGAAGCTATCACCGCAGCCAAACGAGCAGCGGAATTAAAAGACGCCATCGGGGACGCTAAAGCGTTAACAGAAGCATTTAACCCTGACGCAAAGTTTAAAGCATTAACGGCTTCGCTATCAGGTGTTGCCGGTGGGTTTGGAGCGATACAGGGTGCAATGGCTTTATTCGGTGCTGAATCAGATAACGTTCAAAAGACTTTATTAAAGGTTCAGTCGGCAATGGCTATTTCGCAAGGCTTACAAGCGGTTGGGGAAAGTATAGACTCATTTAAACAATTAGGTGCGGTTATTCAAAATAGTACTTTATTACAAAAGGCTAATAGTGCTGCGACGGCTGCCGCTGCTGCGGTTCAAAAATTATTTACAGGAGCAGTAACCGAAACTGCAACGGGTTTTAAAATATTAAAAGGTGCTATTGCAGCGACAGGTATTGGATTGATTATAGTTGCATTGGGTACGATTGTCGCATATTGGGATGATATTAAAGCAAGTATTGGCGGAGTAAGTACGGCACAAAAAAACCTTAATGCAGATACCGAAAAGAATTTAGCTGCTGAAGAAAAGAAACTAAATGCATTAGACGACCAAACGAATCAACTTAAATATCAGGGCAAAAGTGAAAGGGAAATTTTACAAATTAAGATAGCGCAAACACAAAAAGCTATCGAGCTTGCTAAAGTAGGTATATTAAATGCAAAAGTAACAAAAGACGCACAGGTTGCAGCTGCTAAAAGAAACCGTGATATTTTAAAAGGTATTATTGATTTTGTTTCCACGCCTTCGCAATTAATTTTTAACTTATTAGATAAGATAGGTAAGTTAATGGGCAAGACTTGGAATTTAGAAGCAAATAATAAGGCGGTTCAAGATTCGCTTTCTAGTTGGGTTTTTAATGTTAAAGAAACAGAAGCAGAAGGGGACGCAACTATTGAAGCCGCACAAGATAAGTTGAATAAATTAGAATCAACTTTTTACGGGTACAAGAACCAAATAAACGCTATTGATAGGAAAGGTAACGACGCAGGTAATAAACAAGCAGAAGAACAAGCTAGAAAAGAACAAGACGCACAGGCAATATTACACGAGGCTAATAAGAAATTAAAGACCCAACAAGAGCAGGAAATACAATCTATTGACGACGCTTATGCAGAAAAAAGAAAAAAACTTGCTGAAGCAAAAGTCGAAGACAATGGAGATTTAGCAAAAGCAGAACAAGCTGAAAGGGACGCAGTAAATGAAAAATATAAAAAGCTAGAGCTAGATAAAGAAAATGCTTTTCAAGCTGAATTAAATAAGGTAAAACTTGATTTAAAGTTAGCAGGTATCAAGGACGAATATGAAAAATCTAAAGTTCAAATAGAAGAAAATTATAAAAAGCAATATGAAGATATTGATAAAAATGAAAACTATAATGAGCAAAGAAGAATAGCTTTAAAAGTTGAACTTAAGAAAAAAGAGAATGCAGAATTAGACGCATTACAATTAACGCGTGATTCTAAAAAAGCAGAAACCGATATTTCTGAGTTAGATAAAGAAATTACAAAGGCTGCTTCTGACCTTGAGTTCCAAAAAACTTTATTAGACCAAAAAGATATTTTACTAGAGCAATCATTTAAGAGAAGATTAATAACAGAAGACGCATATAAGGCAGGAGTAGAAGCAAATTCAAAAGCTAGAATTGAAATAGACAAAGCAGAAACGGCAGCCAAAATAGAAAATGCACAAAAAATATCCGCATTACTTGGTGGACTTTCAGATGTAATGGGAAGGGAAACCGCAGCCGGTAAAGCATTTGCCGTAGCACAAGCAACAATAGATACATACTTAGCAGCACAAAAGGCTTATCAAGCTATGGCAGGTATTCCGGTATATGGTCCTGCATTGGGAGCGGTTGCAGCGGGAGTAGCCGTAGCGGGTGGTATTAAGAATGTTAAATCAATCTTAGCAGTTAAGACACCGGGCGGTGGTGGCGGTGGTGCTTCAGCACCTTCTATGCCTAGTATGTCATCGTCGGCACCTATGACCCCACCAACCCCACAAGCGCAGACTACAAACATTAGTCAACAGTCAATTAACCAAATGGGGAACCAAGCAGTAAGGGCATACGTTATTGAGAACGACGTAACAAGTAATCAGCAAAGAGTTGAAGCAATAAAGCAAAGAGCAAGATTTAGTTAATATTTAAAAATAATATATTTATGAGTATGGAATTACCTTTATATATGTTGGAAATATCTGAAGATTTAAACGACGATGCAGAAGTGCAATTCGTTTCATTAGTGGATAGACCGGCAATTCAAAAGAATTGGAATGCGTTTAAAAATGAGCAGAAGTTTCAAATTGTTAGCGAAGATAAGCGTATTATTAGCGGTTGCGCTATGTTGGCTGACACTCCTATTTTTAGAAGTGACGCTAGTTTTGGCGATTACTATGTTGCTTTTTCTAAAGAAACAATTGTTAAGATTGTGCAAAAGTATTTTAAGAAGGGGTATCAAAACAACGTCAACCTAATGCACGACCCTAACCAAATTGAAACAGGGGTTACAATTTTTGAAAGTTTTATTAGTGATAAGAGTAGAGGCATACAACCAATGAAAGGATTCGAAGATGCACCTGACGGAAGTTGGTTCGTATCTATGCTAGTGGAAAATGATTCAGTTTGGGAGCAAGTAAAAGCCGGAATGGTTAACGGATTTTCGATTGAAGGCATATTTAATTACGCTCCAAAGGTTTCAAAAGAGCAACAGGTGATGAATGAAATATATAAAATATTAGAAGAAGTTGAGTTAGGCGGTCCCGGAAGTGGTCGTAGACCTGAAGGAGGTGGTGATGAAGAATCAACAGGTAATATTAAAACCGTATCTATCGAAGATAAGGAAGTAAAAGATTTAGTTTCTAAAGCACGAGAAGCTGCTCCTGAAGTAGATAAATTAGGTAAAGATTTAGCAGAAAAATACGGTGCAGTTGTTACTCCTATTAATATGAAATCAGCAGATTCTATTGTAAGGAAAACAAATACAGAAGAAGGTGGAAATCTAGGTAATATAAAAGATTCAGTAAGAAATACAATTATTACTGACGACCCCGTAGCAATGCAAAATATAATAAAAGACCTTAGTAATGACCCTAGAGTTGCAGGTGGAAATGGTAGAATTAAGACACAATCCCACGAATCTAATCCACTAGGATATAGTGGCAATATTGTAAATATAAAGACCTCTAATGGCTTAACTGCAGAAATACAGGTAAATACACCTAAAATGATTTATGCCAAAGAAAAGCCTGAAAATGCCAAAAGAATACTAGGCGAAGCAAAGTATAATCAAATTGCTAAAGAAGTGGGTATTGAAGGTGGCAAGGGTCACGATTTATACGAAAAATATCGTGTATTGGTAGCGGGGAAAGATGATAAACAAAGAAAAAAAATAGAGCAAGAATCTAAAAAATATTATAGTAATTTTTTGAAATAGTAAATAAAATTTAGTACATTTGATATATGAGAAATGAGAACCTACTTAGTGAAATTGCCAATGGGAAAGCAGTCTTCTTTGAAAACAGTTTTGAGGAGGTAGCTTTTAGAAATATCCCTGAAGGCGGTTATGAAGCTAAAGAAAAAGGTGCGAAACCTTACAAAGTGCAAGGCGCACCAAACAAATTGGTAGAGGCGATTTTAGAAGGAAAAATGCTTAGTAAGGAAGAATACGAAAAATACTAATCAATTTACCTTTTAAATAAAGTCTTTCTAGTTTATTAGATAATGGCTTATTAAAATCAGAGTATATAATTTTGAATTTCTTAGATTCATTTATATACTTTTTTAATTTATTATAATCCCTGTTTTTAATACACTCCCTAATATTGCATATTCTATCACACAGTTTAACTATTGAAGCTATTTCATTTTTAGATATTTCAATATAATATTTATTTAATGGTGGCTTTTTAGTTAATAGTTTAACGGAATTAAAGACTTCTTTGTGTATTAGTTTAAGTTTATTTTCATCAAGTATTGTATCTTCTAAAATATCGTGCAATGCGCATACTGAAAGGATTATATCTTCTTTTGTTCCTTTTATATGTTTTTCATTGCAAAACTTTTGTGCTTCAAACCACACATCTAGCAAATGATACAGATAAGGCTTAACCCCATACTGCTGATATTTATGATATTCAGCAGCAAGGGCAAGTGAATTATATTTTATTTTATTCATTTTAATTTGATTAAGCATACCAACTACTGTAAACACCTTCCTGACTCGCAGCATATTCACAGAAACAACCATGTTCTGCTTTAATGTAGTAGCTAACATTTCCATTATAACCGACAGAAACATTTATTTTTTTTAATTGAGGTTCACCGTTATAATGACCTTTCATTGGAGCAACATAACCTGCCATACTATTGATATTTCCTTTTTGATTTTCAGGGAAAAACTTGCAAATGCTTCTTATTAAAATTGATTTTGCTTTAACTTCTACAATTTCATAAAAATCAATATTAGTTTGTTCCCATCCCCAACTATTGTAAAGAACCTGACCAACCTGAAAATTGTGTTTCATATTTTGTTGAGCTAACTTCTTTTGTTCTTTTCTAGCTTTTTCTGCATTTATGTTTCTTTCAACTCTCTCAATCCATTCATTGCAAAACTCTAGCATTCTTTCAACGCTTCTAAATCTGTAATTAAATAAAGGCTTTTTAAATCTTGCCTTACTAACCTTTCTAACGCAATACCCAACAATAATTGGTTGTTCTTTTACAGAAAGGTGAAAACCCAAACTTTCATACTTTTTGATTAAATTTTCCATAGTGTTTGTTTATTTGATTATAATTTGAATAAATACTGAAACGATAGCAGAAACGATTAAAAGTAGAAACATCTTAACTTCAATCGGAGGGGGGAGAATCTTGTGGCTCATAGTGTTGGTCATTTGATTACATAGCAAATATATACAGGTTTTAAACACAATCCAAACATTTAGGCACTTTTTTTTAAAAATTGTGATGAACGGTAAATAATAAGGATAAGCGGTTAAGTGATAATATATTAACAATACTGATATTTATATTAAAATATTTATGAATCCAAAAGAAGCATTAAAACAAATCAAGGCATTATTCGAGGATATGCCACAAGTTGTTGAGCCTATTGCTCCTGAAGCACCTGCTGCTCCGGAAGTTACAAAGGTAGAAATGTCTGAATATTCTTTAGTAGATGGTACTAAGGTTATGATTTCGGCATTGGAAATTGGTGGTATGGTAGAGTTAGCTGATGGTACCCCTGCTCCACAAGGCGAACATCAATTAATGGATGGCACAATTATCCAAGTTGATGAATTAGGTGTAATCGTAGAAATAGCATCACCTAAAGAAGACGTTATCGAGGAAGAACCTGTTGCACCTGCTGCACCTGTTGAACCTGCACAAGATACAACTGCAATGGTTGCTGAATTGAAAGCAGACTTCGAAGCACAAAAAAGTCAATTAGAATCAAAGATTGCTGAATTAGAAAGTAAAGTAAAGCAAGGTTTTGCACAAGTAGCTGAATTAGTAGAGGCACTTTCAAACACCCCAACTGCTGAACCTACTCAAAAATCAGCAAACGCTTTTCAATCTTATGTAACTACTAATGATAGTAAGTTCGAAAGATTGGAAAAATATAGAAACGCAATTTTAAACAAATAAATTTATAAAAAATGTCATTTTCAGTAAGTTCATTAACAAACTATACTAAAGAGAACGAAGCATTATTGGTTTCATCTTCAGTATTAGGAGCAAAAACTGCTGCTTTAATTAAAAGCGCAGGTAACGTAATGGTTGGTGTTAAATCAGCAGAAACCATTAACATTATGGATACAGATGCCTTTTTCCAAGCAGGTGGAACTTGCGGTTGGAACGCATCAGGTACAACTTCTTTCACACAAAGAACTGTAACAGTAGGTAAAATTAAAGTACAAGAGTCTTTATGTCCTAAGGCATTAGAAGCTAAGTATTTACAGAAGGCTTTACCAACAGGTAGCCAATATGATTCTATTCCATTTGAGCAAGATTATTCTGACAGAAAAGCTAAAACTATTGCTTCTCAATTAGAAACTGCTATTTGGCAAGGTGATACAGGTTCAGCTAACGGTAACTTAAACAAGTTTGATGGTTTAATCAAATTGATTGGTGCTGCTTCAGGAGTTGTTGACGCTAACGTTTCAGGTTATGTTTCAGGTGCGCCTTTAACTTCTATTACTGCAACTAACGTTATTGCGTTATTTGACGGTGTTTACAAAGCAATCCCTGCTAAAGTAGTTTCTGCTGACGATATGACTATCTTCTGCGGAGTTGATACTTTCAGAACTTACACTATTGCATTGAAGAACGCTAATATGTTCAACTATGCTTTTGATGGTAAAGCTGATAGTGAATTCGTATTGCCGGGTACTTCAATCAAAGTGGTTGCAGTAAATGGCTTGAACGGAACTAATGATGTTTACGCAATGCGTTTAAGCAACTTGTTCTTAGGTACAGACTTATTGAACGAAGAAGAAAAATTTGAA